CGGGTGAGTTTCGGATAATCTTTCAGCAGCCGCTGGATCATCACCTCGTCGCTTAGTAATGGTGGTGGAAGCTTCAGCTGGTCCTCTTGGCCCTCTTGGTTCTGTTGGTTCTGTTGGTCTGGCATAGCGTCGTCCTTTCCCAAACAGTATCCTACCAGCGTGTTTACCGCCGGCCACACGCGCGAACTGTCCAGCGTTATGTAGCTGCCCACGAGGATGTAAAGCCTCGTTGAAGCTCTCAGAGTCCAGGTACCTGATACGAATCCGCGTCATTGCATTAAGTACCTTTATAGAAGGTTAACCTGTCACGACTAATTATGCACAAAGTGAAATAACAGGGTAATCCCCCAGCCGACTACGGCGAGCACCATCCCCATCGTCGCGCCCATGGCGTTGCGCTGTGCAGTAATTTTGTACGATTCGGATTGCGAGCGCTGTTCCTCGGCTATCTTCTGGGCGTCGTTGCGCTCGGTGTAGAGGCGTTCAAGGTCTTTGTTGTACACCTCACGCAAGACAAAGGCATCACGCATGCCTGTTAAAGTCGCATGCTCCCCATTCAGGTGGTTTAGGCGCCGCTCGTATTCGACCGCCTGCAAAACCAGCGCCTTTTCGTAGTTGTCCATCCGCACGCCGAACAGTCTCTCAGCGTCGGCCACCCGCCGGTCGATCAGCTGGCTGATCTGATCGCCAGTCAACGAGTCGGTCATAATATAGATGCCCAAGACATAAAACACTCCTTATATTAAGCAGCGTTCGTCGACAACCACTCCTTAGCCCATGCTGGCGCGTACTTACTAGGTTCGTCCCCAGGCAGTATAGGTTCTGGCCAGCAACGACAGTTGTATATAGCCCCCGCGTGAGCCCGTTCCCCACGTGTACCGGCAATAGGCGGCGCACTCCACAGCTGATAAGTACCATTTAGCTTACGATGACTGCCCATCGCCAAAGTATTCAACTTAGCAAAGTTAGGCGTACCAATCTCCGGACGCACTAGGTAGTCGTTGGCACTACGCCAGATATAACCTGGAGACCCGATATATTCAGCTCTGATTTGGGTTACTGATGAAGCAACTCGTCCGGTCTCCGTGCGTGCAATAAGCATCGCTCTGGCTTTAGTTACTTCACCGGTCTGCAAGATATGCTGTACTAGTTGATCCGGCCGTGCCCCAGAATATAAGTTACCGGTTACTATCTGATGCACCCTAAGCGCGGCGTCGCGCGGCAGTGATGTAATAAGATCAACCTGCGAGTCCATAAGCTGTTGCAGCCTATCACCGAAAGGCGTCTCTGTGATTTCACGCCTTAGTGACATACCCATTAGGTTACCATACCGCACCCAGGCGTTCCCATCCCGGCGCTGAACATCTGCGAGCATACGAGCAGCCGTCGATCTGGCCCAAGGCCGCAGAATATCACCGTACCGCTCAAGTATCCGCTGCAGCTCGTCCAGCATGGCCGGGGTTGCCGGCATCATCCCCTTGACCAGCGCATCAATGTGCATGGCGATCTTGCGCAATTGAGCAGAATAGTAATATTCGGCATTGCGTATCTTAGCAAAAGCAGCACGCTCCTGCTGCGTCTCTCGATAAGCGTCTCTAGTTTCTTGGTATGACAGAATCATCACTCAACAAACCGATCAGGGTATTTGTTCTTCATGTGGTCCCAAAAGCCGCCCGACAAATCAACATGTACAGCAAACTTGTAATCAGGCATTGACTTCATCATAGCATCCACTATCTTACCACCCGCTCCTTTTTTATTGCTGGTGATTTCATACACAGCAGCAACGCGTTCGGACTTGAACAGCTTAACCGCGATACCAGTAACATCCGGAGTACCTGGAGTAGTTTGCGGAGTACCGTACGCTAACTTATTACTCGCCAGTACCCACGATACATCGCTGTTGTTTTTATCCCCACTAATCTTTGTATGTACCAGCGACGGGACCGCTTTCTGTAAGCTATTTATTAAGTTAGGCTCAGGACTGCCAGACGGCAATGGGACTTGTTTAGTCGGTACTTGCTTTGTTGATGCAACAGGCGCCTGTTTAGTTAATGCTGGCTTAGCAGCGTTAACCTGCTTTGCTGCTTTCAGTTTGTTGTACGCATGCAGCATTTTCTGCAAAGCCGCCGGACGATCAGCAGGTCCTGATGATAAGTACTCCTGATACAGGTACTTATGATTCGCTCGCAGCGCAGAAATTGATGCAGGTCCAGATACCGGAGCCGTGGATACACCTGATCCTTTCGATACAAACTCGCCCTTATTCTTAGGCTGACCACGAGGATGATCCCCCTCGTTGAATTTAGGCGGAGCATCATTATAGTTGATGTCGATTGTCAGCGTGTACACAGTACAGCCTCACACATCACAAGATCGGACGCAAACCGCCGCTTATCGGTATGATGTAAAGCGCCAGAATAACAGCTTCAATAACGAAGCATACCATCTTAAATGGTTGCGGCATCACCGAAAACCAGGTCAGCAGAAACAGCACTAGAAGGGATAGCATAGAAGCCAACATGACATTCACACTCCTAAAACCACACCAATTAAAAAATCCCCACCGTCAGAAAGGGGCGAAAACGGTGGGGCAAGTTTAAGTGGGAGGAAACAACAAGCCGGATAACCTCCGACCCGGCCCGGACCCACGCAGAACCTCCTACGTGGATTGATTAGCCTAAACCAGAGCTGCTTATTTTATGACCCGCTCTGTTTCTGCCGATCTATCGATCAGGCATAGGCAAAAGGTGTAAGTGATAATCTCGGCTGTAACCAGATACAGCGCAAGCTACCGGAACAGCAGGAACAGAATCACGATCAGCACCAGCAGGCCGATACCACCACCGCCGTAGTAGCCCGGCCCCCAGCCGTTGACGTGGCCGTAATAGCCTCCGAAGCCACCGAACAGCAAAAGCACAATAACGACGATGATGATTAGGTTCACGGCACGCATCCTTTCGTTGTGGGGTTATACGCATTATTCCATTCAGCCATCGGTGCTGATTGGCGCACGGATTCGTTCTGCCATTGATGGACTGTACTCAAAGTATCGCCTGTACCCACGCTCTGTCCAGACTATATCAGCGGCTAGTACAGCTGCCCAAAAAAGACTACCTGCGTAATTATCACCAATGGCAATCGGTTTGCCAGTTTTGATGTCCTTGCTGGGATCATAAGGACTAGCTGGATTCGGTATGCCTTCGATAATACCAACCCGACCAACCGATGGCTTGCCTATCTCAGCTCTGCTCTTGCCGCAATTGACTAAGTAGTATCGCTTGCCCGGCGAGCCTTTGAACTTGCGAATCATTGTACTATCAAGCCACACAATGGTATTAACAAAGCTCGCAGATTAAACATCACACCAGCCCTTTATCAATCGCATAGGACGTCGGCAACGTCAGGACACCATTATCATATTGACCTAATGATTTAGGTATCCAGACTTTATGCCTGCCGTCCGGCGACACCAACCACGCCTTTTCAGTTTGGTGGATCAGATCAACATCAACATCAATTATCTCCGCACCCTTCTTAGGCATACCACACTCCCTAATAGATCAAACGATCACCCGACCGTATGTCCATTAGTAATATACCCGTGCCACCCACATCCTGCATACTTTACTGATGGATCATCCGGTTTATGCGCCAGACAATTGATCGATGGTGTTATAGTAGGAGCAACACGATCACCGTTCCATTTCCACACAGGGTGTTTACCATCATCGGCAGGTCCACCTTTTATTCGTAAGTAGTTACACTCACCGTGCCCACGAGGACATTTGAGCCCGAAGTACGCCGGTAATTGCGGAGGTTCGTCTTTGACAACGTAATCACCTACATTAGATGTGTGGATCACTCGAAAGCCGTCCACATTGATCTCATAAAACCTTACATCAAAAATGATAAAGCCTTCCATCACGCACTCCCATGCGCTTCTGATGTAACTACAGGATCAGTACCGTACCGCCAACGCCCTATCCAACTTAACAAAGCATTGATATCCATTTCACGCAATTTGCCAATCCGATCACGCCCGCGCCCATCCGAAAACGCTGCGGCGTAAGTACTAAGAGCGTCAACCCGCGTATCAAACCCTAGCATCACCTTGTATTCATCAAAGCGCTTTCCATCCGGCTCAACTTGCTCAATCACCCAGACTTTATCACTTTTCAGATTCGGACCAACGAAAGCATCAGTCTGCTCTCTAGGTCCTTCAGCTGAATTAGTCCCCATAATATAGCCGTAGTCCGCCGGCATATTCACCGACCAGCCATATCCCAATCGACGCTCGCCCTTGTGAGTTTCAATCACCACCGGAACACCACCAATATTCACTAAGGAACGTCCGACACTGGAATCACCGATATGTACCCTAGTACCGACCTCAGGGAGGTTGATGATACTACTTAGACCTCTCGCAAAGTTGATGCGTGCTAAAGTAAGAGGATCATCATCAGGCCCTACAACATCATCATCGGCAGGAGCCGGTACCGAGGTACCATTCATAGGCTTAGCACTTGCGCCAGCAGGCATCTGCTGTGGAGTTGTGGGAGGTTTGGGGGAAGGTGCGGGTGATTGCTCAGCATGTCCGCTTACTGAATTGCTCGGATCAGCTCCAGGCATATCCGGCATAGGCGGCGCCGGCGGTTGTTGACCTGCGGCCTCAATATCTTCATCAGTAATATTAGAACCAAATCCTGTCACACGCGACCATTGCCGGACTTCCTTCATTGCAATTTTAGGCGTAAAGACACCATCTTGCAGCAGCTGACTAGTTGCTCCGGCAATCGTACCTGCAATCGTCGACTTCTCGGATTGCTGAAGTTGCCAAAGCGGCTTAAACGAGAAATTAAAGCCATTAGGCAATGGAACACCAAACCGAGATCGATGCGTAATATCCAGTAGAAAGGTTACCGGCGATTTGATGGTTGTCTCCTGTCCTGACTTAATTCCATCATAGTAATTGCGTAGATCACTATCACCGGTAGAGTTCATACCAGCTGGAGACTGCCCGAACAACCGGGTCATCGGGATATCAGCCGATCCGGATATTTGTTGGCTAAATTGAATTATCATATCAGCCAATCCGGCGAAGGTGTAAGTGTTGGCTTGAAAATCATCCTCCCCATCCAACACTGTCAGACCTTCATTAGTCTGCATCATACGGATCATTTGTACCTGGGCTAATACTGCTTTGTATATCGGCCCACCAGTAGCGATCAGTGTTCGCAGATCAGGTATCTTAAGCACACGCAGATGTGCTTTGTAAACCAACTGCGCCGCGCCTTGCGACACTGAATCGAAAGCAATCATCCGATCCCACATAGGCTCAAGGATAGAAAGCCCCCATCCGTTTTCCGCCATACGCTGCCAATAAGGCAACTCGATACCATCAAACCGAAATATTCGACTGTGATGTATCCGCATAGCAGGAATACCACGAGTATCAGCAACTGTTGTATAATACTTCGGCTGCATAAAGTCAGGAGCACCTGGATCAAGCACAGAGTCATCAATATGTGGCCAGACCATCCAACGATCTAATACTAAGATACCTTGAAATTGTCCTAATGAAATAGTCTCCGGTCGCAGAGGCGTGGCCGGGTCGTGCCCACGGATCATGATAGCGCAGATGCAGCCACCGTAAAGCCTTGCCCACTTCAAAGCAGAATTAAGCCGCTTCCAAATCTGTTTATTCATCCAGTATTGATTAATCGCGTCGATCTGATCTGGTGGCATGTCCGATTCAATATCAATACCTTCCCGCGTCATATCATCAGCGGGGCAATCCACTACCTTACGCACCAGCCAAGAGCCGCGGTACATCCACTCGATCTGGGTATGATTTCTCGATAGCGGATTGAATCCGTACGAGCTGCCGCTTGTAATGTTGTTAGTACCATACCCCAGCGACGCAGCCATATTCTGAAAGGTGTCACTAGTAAAAGCGGCACCAGTTGTAACAGGACTACTGCCGGCCTGTACCCTAACTCGCGTTTTGACTGTACCACTCACTAATAAGTGTCCTATATTAACGAAGTGAACAAGACGTGATCATTTACCACAGACAGCATCAACGAACTTATCTATGTCCGTATCCATGGCATTAGCAGTACGCAAAACTGCATCCCAATCATTGCATCCGGCTGCAAGCTTCAAGTACTTCGATATCCCAAGCACGAATGATCGCATGGCCTGATCTGATGTACCGCAAGCAGCCGCATCATTTCTGATAGTATCGATTGCGCGGATCACCTGGATTTGACTCTCGTCGACGCGGAGCTCTAACTTAGAGGAACCTGACACTGAGATGTCTCCTTTACCGTAAACACAGAAACGGGGCATCCAGTCGCAATAAGCAACCGTAACACCCCGTGCCCGTCCTCAGCCCTAAAGCCCGTGCCTTAATCCGATGCTTTAGGACCTTAGCTCTTGTTTAGGCCCAGTATGATCATGTGCGATTTAGTCGACGGCAATTACCTGAGTACTCATGGCACAAACCCCTTATAGAAATTCTCCAACGTCGGGTCGGTCTCATGAACCGCAACCAGATTCATGCCGAATGGAAAGGTCTTATAACCCCATTTATCGAGCATAGCGACCAACGGCTCCATGCCGACCTTCAACCACTCAACTATCAATACTGGATGATACTTACATACAATAACACTTGCGCCGCGCAAAGCTGCGAGTTCCATACCTTCAATATCCAACTTGATCAAATCAACACGATCAGCGACTGAGTTACCAAGAGTATAACCACACATATTATCAAGTGTTACCCCCTCCACTGTACCGTACGCACTTACCACTTGCCCCACGTCTTCCGCCGGAGCGCCGTCCTCACGTATCAAGGCTTCAACACTACCAAAGCTAGCCATCTGCTGATGGTCTAATCTAGGCATGCGAAATGCCCCCTTATGTCTTCCGACCAGCCCCCACACCGCCTTAGCATTGAAGCAGTTGTTAAGTGCGATATTACCTGCCAGCGCGTAGAACACCCGCTCCTGCGCCTCGATCGCAACCACACTGCCCCAGCCACGCATCAGCATGGCCCATGGGATACTATGAGTACCAATATTAGCCCCACAATCGAAAGCCACCACACCATCACCAAAATGCGCTCGTCGGCTTTCCAGCAAACGCGCGCCGATCCCGATCTCGCCCCACTCATAATGCCCTTGCTCCAGTAAACTTAGGCCGACACCGTATCCTCCACTGCCGTCCTGCTTAAAATGAGCATCAAGCCGATTGACAATCATTGATCCGTGCTGAGTTGCCGCCAGCACAAAAGCGATCCGGTTGTTCAAGTCGATGGTCCTTTTTTGCTGTTGTGCCAGATCATCATTGCTAAATTGGCGACATCAATAGGATCGCCTTTTTCCACATGACCACGCAGCATCAACCACAAATCATGCACGGATACAGTCGGCCATCCATTCCGACCTTTCGCCCGCGATATGTCCATCTTCAGGCGCATCGCTTCGGCGAATTGAATAACTGCCGAATCATCACGCATCTTGATGACATCAATATCATCCGTTTGAGGTTGATGCTCAGTAGACATAACCACGATCTTTCTATTTAAGCTGCGCGGGTTATTGTCTGATCGCTACGCAGCGTACGATCCCAACAGCAGGCAGTATAAGCTGCCTGATCTACAAAGCACCCTTGAGCTTGGGCGCCATTTTGAAGGCGATCCGTTTGCTGGCGCCGATTTGCACAGCTTCGCCTGTATGCAGGTTGCGCCCCATACGAGCCGGTCGACTGCGCACATCAAAAGTTCCGAGCTGAGGAATCCGCACCTTATCACCTTCAGCAAGGTGAGTCGTTATGCTAGTGAATATATCAGCCACCATCCCTGATATGGCGTTCGGCTTAAATCCATGCCGCCCGCTGATCTGCGTCACGATATCCTTCAACAGGATTAATTGAGGTTCTCTGGGTGGAGCTTTCCTCACAGTCGCTCTAACTGCCATTACTGCATCCTTCCACTTTTGTTTTGTTGAGAAAAGGTGTTGGGCGTGGTAGCGTTTATTGAAGCCAAATGCTCCTTCACCACCACGCCCGGCAGGGTTGCTTATGACAGCATATTAATACCTGCCAACACCCATACTTGAAGAGCGTAATGGCTTCTACGGAGGTTTGCTACCTCCTCCACCACTACACCAGATAGGCGGGCCCGCGAATAAACCCTCAATGCCTATCTTTCAATCTGCGTCCTCGCAACGCCTTGCTGTTGTATACGCGCCAGTAGGTGGTTACGAGGGGTATCAGTTAGAGTTGCCCAACCACAGCATCGCATTACTGTGACTGGTCCCGACCGTGATTGGTCAGGTGCCGACGATTGGTCAGGTGCCGATGATCGCGCCGCCGAAGTTGTGGTTGTTCATAAAAAAAACGGACCTGGTGGTACATCGCAGCTTCATTCTACTAACTCCACAGGAGTATGCGTACATTTACCGCCAGAGGAAGGGTCTGGCTCCCAGCGTCTAAGAGAAGCGCGGTGCTTGATCGATTTTTACCAGGCACCGCACCCGGTAGGCCCTACCTCACTGAGAACATGGGGACAATCTCAGTTCCTACCCTATCACCAAGCGCGCCGCGCGTTTCCTCGCAGCTGAGTAAACGAATGATAGTGTCTAGTAATACGAGGAGGGGGGTCTACCTCTCGCATTATAAAACATCGCTACCATGCACCCGGTAATTTGATATATACCTCGGCCTTTTTTACTAAGCAACAGTGGCACAAGACCTAGGACGCTTTACACCACCACTTATTGAACCCGGCAGTGGCGCCATCGCCCTTCAGACGCAATGCTCGCCAGCCACAGAAAGCGAGCATTGCGATCATACCGCGACAGCCCGGAAACCTCCGGGGCATCATCGCATCCCAAGCCAGCCGCAATGCTGGATGATCATACTAAGGGGAATTATGTATGTAATCCCCATAATAAGCGCTTTACGCGCCCAGATCACAGTGGTTTGTATGAAGATTCAAAATCATCGCGTGACAATATCCACTGATATCTGGATAAGTGATCAATCACCCAGTAATCACCAACGGCAGGTGGATATGGACCAGTCATGCTTCGCTCATATAGCCGCAACACAGAATTACCGTCCGTGTTAGCAACATATGCCCCACTATCAACAACCTCAGTAACTTTACCAGCGAACACATAACCATCAGCTGATGATTTAGCCTCCAGCTTCCAACAAGCCATCCCTTCTGTCGGTTCGCCCGCTGTAACAACATCATTACTCATAGTCGTCGTCCCTTTCCAGAAGTTTCCGACAAGGTGGTATCCAGATCAGTCTAGTCTCAGGAGGTGCACGCTTATCCCACACGATCCACGCATAACTTGTTGCAGTAGATACAGATCGATCAAGTCGCCCTCTAACCATCGGTACGCGCTCCACGAACTGCAGCACACTAGTTGGCTGATGTACACTGAATAGTTGCTCGTACCGCCCTACACTCTCTAAAAATGCAGTACGCGTCAGCATTGCCACACCATCACACGCAATCGGCAGAGCTTTAATCACAAACTCCTTAGCCGACTTGAATGGCGGATTGGTAATCACCCAATCAAATGATCTATTGCGCCACTGGTGATAGAGAAAATCACCACGACCCACGTCACAGTCACCGTAATCGTATCGATCAGTCGCTACCACTTCCCTAAACGCTTCCGCCAACGTTCGAGACATATAGCCTCGGCCCGCCGCAGGCTCCAGACAGTTGCTGTTACTCAGCAGAGTAAGTGGGTACGTATTAATAAATGGAAGCAGTGCGCGGGTTGCCCAGGGTGGTGTTGGGAAGTCATCAGCGCTGTCCGCAGGCTCATGCCGTTGCGACATCACTGCGTGACTAGTATTTTGCATTAAACCAGTTCTCCGCTATCAGCGCGCTTATCCATCACACTTCCCCCATCCTGTAACGGTGATTCCCCAGTGATTACCATCAAATAGTTCAGGTGGTTCCTCTAGCCTATACCACTCCACCCCAGGAGTCGGGTCAGGTACCAAAGTCCCATCATGTTCGTGTACTGTAAAACGATCACCGACTTTTAATTCACCGTACTGCTTTGATGTGCCATCAAGCAACTTAGCGTGTAATCTCGGTACAGTAGGCGCAGGCACCAAATAAATACTAGGTGTGCCTTTTGTCGGGTCAGGCATATGAGGCATCCTTGTCTTATGCAAAAGTAACTTCGGGTCAGGCATATGAGGCATCCTTGTCTTATGCAAACCAGCAATAGTGTATATACCACACGATCAAATCAGCTTCGCCCATATTCCGACTCCGCCCCGCTTCTGGATATAACCATCTAAGGCATATCGCGCGGCATCAATTGAGTGATTGTTCCTGTCTTCAAGTTTAGGTAGTACAACAGGAAGGCCAGTTTCCGGGTTCAGCGTCCTAGGATCGACCTTGTAACTATACAAGCGAAACTCCTGAGCAGTATTCACACAGCGCTCATGGATCACAATCTGCTTGAAGCCTTTAAGGTGCTGAATCCCATCCTCAACTGATCCCGGCCACTTCTCTGCCGCAGATATAGCAAAGCCGCGACGCGCTATATAACTGATTGTCTCAGGCCGCGAGCTGTCAGCTTTAATAGGCCAGTCTTTCGCACCCGGCACGCCAGGATATTCGATACCGGTCTTTATCGCTCTGCCACCCGCAAATAATGCAGGCAAGTCATCAATCTCCACACCCACCGCATACGCTTCATGTGTAATGAATAGCGTGTCGTTGTGTATGTAAGAACGAATCAATACACTCGGGTCATTCGCAAAGCCCCAGTCGGCGCCGTAATAGTAGCGATCTACAACTTCCGGCTCTTCAAAGCCTTCAACAGTGAAGCGATTGCGAAAAACCGCCGCTTCACTAACTTTGCGACAGAACCCTTCCCATACCCAATCGTACCGCTCCGGATCAGTTCTAAGTGCGTGCCTCCTAAGTTCTTCAAGCTCGGGCGGGAACCAAAAGTTGTCCTGCCATCCCACTTTCAGAATAGTCGCACGATCAGGTCCTGGCGGCTTAACAATAAATCTCTGATAAGTTGGGTCTGTCGAATCAACCGGATTAAAGCTCGCCCAAAGTTCCGCGCCAGGTTCGCGAAGCACTGTCGGTTCTAAGTATATCCAGCTGTCCTCTGAAGTCGATTGCGCTTCCTCAACCCAAGTGCGAGTTACGCCTTCCAGCGATCTGATCTCCTGAATGTTCTTCTGCAATCCCTTAAAGATAAACTCACTACCAGTAACCCGCGATCGGATACTCGCTTTCTCAACTTCAAACCACTGATTAATCCCTAAGAGAGTGATCTGGCGTCGGATTACGCGATGTACTGAATCAGCGATACTATTCTGGAACTCGCGCGTGCAAAGGATAAGCTGCTTAGTATGATGCGCTTGAATAGTCAAGGCGCGTGCCATTGACCAAGACTTCATTCCACCGCGGCCACCGTATAGAACTTTGTACCGCTTTGGTTGAAGCAGAAACAGCAACGACCCAGGAAGCTGAGCATTGATGCGCGGAAACTCTACTCCGACGGTCTGGGCGGCCGACATTAAACAGCTTATGAAAAACGGTACTTAAGCGACGCGCCAGACAGGAAATTGCTGACGGCACTTAAAGCTCCTGGTTATTACCCCTTCAGCCTCCAGATCGAGAAGCACATCCCTAATAGTCTTAGGCCACAGATCAGTGGCATGGCAGATAGTCATGATGGTTGGGTCGATCTGGTCTATAAGCTCATCCCAAACCAGCCTAACTGCTAAGCGACTTAAGTCTAGCATGGTATTCCTCTTATTTATTGTTTCCTCTTAGAGAGAAACATAGATCACGCCTTCCAGCGATCTGATCTCCTGAATGTTCTTCTGCAATCCCTTAAAGATGAACTCACTACCAGATGATGGTAATAAATCCGTCAGCATCCACCAGATCAGCAGGCCAGCCGGAAGGCAGCACGGTACGGGTCGGGCCAAACACCCCAAGCGGCAATCATACGCCCTGGCGTATGATTGCCGGTGCCACGAGCATGCTGCCAATCAATCCACGACGAGTGATCATTTCGATCCAGATTCAGTAATAGGTACCAGCTCGTCCGGTTTATCAGAATGCGACACATATCGAAGCTGGCACACACGTTCCAACATAGTTTCGAGTGTACGCAGCGTAGCCTTACCATCATCCGTCAGACTGCCGAAGCGCCGCAGTGCTGATATCTCGCGCAGGATATAAGTGAGCTTTGGATCATTATCAAGTAGTGGTGTGTCAATATTGATTCCCAAACCGGACAACTCCTTATTAATGATCAACTCAACCATAAAGCCAGGATATCGAAAACGCATCCATTCCGAACAACTAAAATTAACAGTACTACTCCGAAGGCCGTTCTCAATCGACTGATATACAGTGACCACGATTAAAGTATCATCGATAGCGTTACCGCTGTACTTAGGTATTTTGTCAGTTGCCATGTTCGTTGACCCCAGGAAGTTGCAGCAACGCGATGATCGCTTCGGCCTGATCTCGCCTGATCATGAAGCCGCCGCCCTCGGATGGATGGACCGCCCTGATGTCCAGGCCCTTCAGCTTGCACCAGTTCGGCTTGGCCGCGTGATAGCAGATGGTGATGTCGTCCAACGGACCGGCCCGAGTATCATCGATAGCGTTACCGCTGTACTTAGGTCTTTTGTTGTCCCCACTCATATTCCCAGTCCTCTTATTAAAGCCGGAGACGAATCAGTCATATCGGTCCATACTCGATCGCGCGCCCCACTTCCTCCTGGGCGATCTGGCGCATTGCCTCTTTGATTTGTTCGTCCAATCTCTCGCGCCTTGCTGACCTTCGATTTGTTTCAATATATTGCTCCCCGTCTTCATTTTGACGCGGTGTTGACGCTTTATTTTGCTCCATGGCGGCGTTGACCCGTTACAAGGGGGTGTCGGTCGCGGGTCTTTGTTCGGTGTTGGCGTAGACGGTTCGGGCGCTCGCTACGCCCGGCCGTTTCAGGTGGTGCATACGTGTTCGACCTGCGCGGCACCGCCGAGATATGGGACGCGCGCTATGGCACGCTCCACAGCCTCTGCAACCCCGATGCCGCCGTCGATACGCCTTCCTTCCGATCCAGGGGGCCGAGTTCTCAATCCACACCATACCGGCGCATCGCGATCTGGTTGAGCTTGACCGTCAGCGTTGCCGACCCGACGCTGCCGCTGGCGTCAAAGTAAAAATCCAGGCGCGGCAGGATGTAGGTATTAAGCGAATGCAGCACCATCGGCTGCGAGCGCAGCTTGATGATCCCGTTGTTCGGATAGGCTGCAATTTGCACGCCCGTGCTAGGTAGGATATGAAAACCAGCGCCAGATGCTGTAGCGCCAGCCAGCATCTGGCACCGATCACCCAACATTCGCAACAACGGGCCGCAACAATTCGCAATTCCGCTGACCACCATCTCACACTCAATATAAAATGGCGTTACGCCTAGGTCTGCCGACGTGAATCCCCATGATGCGTTTGGCAGGTTGCTTAGGATCAGATACCATGCCTCGCTTGCTGTGCCGCTGCCCAGGGTAAACGTGAGGGCCTGTCGCTGACCAGTTTGGCCATCGGACCACGGATTTTCGATCGAGCACGCCACGGTGCCAGATGCCGACCCAGACGTGCGGCCAATCGTATATCCGGTGGCGAGGCTACCGGAGTAAACAATGCCGGTGGCCGCATTCTGCGTGCCCGATGTGCCACTGGAAAAATTCGAAATACCAGAGACGTGATTGGTGTAGGACCAGACGACATTGCCGTCTGTGATGTTGCCACCCGTGCCGGTCGGACCGCCTGACGCCGCGGACTGCGCGTTTCCGGTGACCGATTTACAGTAGTAGGTATTGCCGCCGCCGTTGGCGCAGATTGAGCCGGGCGCATAGACCGTGCTGGCCTGCCAGGGCAAGCCCTCCAACAAATTCCCGCTCGGATTATAGAGAGGATCATAACCGTCGAGCGCCGAGTATATCGAGTCTTGTCTTACCGGGGGCAGAGAAAGCCATTGCTGCGCGGCCTGCCAGACGCAATATCCCATGAACTCGGCTCCGGTCGGGCTTGGATGCAACCCATCAAAGGTGACCGCCCCAGATGTTCCACCCGCGCCCCCGACTGGATAGAACTTAGTTTGGTTGGTGCCGTCTTCCCAAAATCCGGCCGGATCGGCCAACGCAATGGCTCGGTATCCAGACGGATTGGCCCACGTCTCACCACGGCAGTAGGCCCTGATCCATTGGTTAATCTGCGAGCACGTAGCTGATTGTAGCGTCGTCATGACGTTGTTCGGGGGGACTGTCATAAGAACAACACGCTTCCCCGCGTCCATCAGTCGCTCTACCATGTATTGCAGGTTCGCTATGGTTGTGGACGCTGGCGTGCCTCCATCCACGTCATTTGTGCCACCCAACACCACCATGATATCGACTGGACACGCGATCGCATCCGCCAGCCTGATACGCATTTGCGTCGTTGAGTTGCCAGGACAACCAAGGGTGCCAGTCCCGCCCTGTGTGCAAAAAATACTGGCACCACTGCCCGTCGAAGTGTTTATGGTGCAGACGGCACCCCCAAATCCAGGGGACAGGATGTTGACAGCGGTTATTGTCCCTCCGGCCCCGACCGTTATTGTTCCGGTTCCGCCATTCGTGAACGCCGGTGTATCGCTGGACAGATATCCAGCGCCTCCGCTCACGCCCCAGCCGTTAACGACGCATTTCAATGTGGCATAGCCGACGCCGCCGTATCCGGTCGTCATGTCCCAATTCAGCAGGCCACCACTGTAGATTTCAGCCCATGTCAAATATCCAGTGAGCGGTTTCGACGATATCGCGATATTGTAAACCCAGGTCACGCCGCCATCATTAAGGATGCTCGGCGTTGGCGCTACACTCCCGGTTGTGCCCCCTGCACTCGTGTAAAATATCAGCCCGGCACTCTGCACCTGATAGCCGGCCGGAACAACCGTTGATGCAGTCCACGCCGGAATATTGCTCAGGCTGACGTTAGACGGAGAATAGGTTCCCTGCGACGTCGATGAAATCGAGTCTCCAAAACACTGGATGCGCCACCCAGCCCCGCGCGCCGCTGAGATCGGGATGGCAGCGTGTGTGCCCCGAGCGATCAGCGCTCCAAACGTGAGGGCGGAGGCGGTGCTGAGAAGCACACGGCGGCGGGATAGGTGGGACATCAGCGGAACACCCAGTTTGAGACACCATCACAGCCGATCGTCCATGACGCACCGCCCGCCGCGCTCAGTGGGTAATACGATTGCCCGTTGATCGTGCCAGACAGAGGCGTCACCGTGATCGGGTTAGCCCAAGAGTCACCGTATTCGTCCGAAACTACGAGTTGCTGCGTCGAGGTGGAATTGCACGCTGGTAGCGTTTCGGATTTTGGTGCGCCGGATGACGAATTCCAGTTGATACCGTAGTCGGTCGTTAACGCGGTATCAGATGAACCGGCGCTGATGACGCGGACGTGTGGACTAAGTGCTCCCCCCAACGTCAGGTTGCCGGAAATGGTGCAATTTGCTGTGCAACCAGAACCACCTCCCGGCCCGTAAGTCGGCGCAGGTTGCCCCCACGCGTTTCCAAATACCAAAAATACCCATATAAGGGCTACGAGAAAGCGCTTCATTACTGCAATCCCTCTCCACCGAATGACACGCTTGACGCGGACGAGTTCACACTAACTGCATGCGATGATGGAACTAAGTAGAACGGTGCATTGCCTGCGACACAGCCCGTGGTTGAAGGAGTCCCTGTCACAGTCCCGGCCGTTGTAGTTTGATCAACACAAATTCCGGCCGTATTCGCTGTCATAATCCAGCCGCCCGCCGTAGCGTGCCCTGCGCTCAGGGCTGTGACCGCCACGCCGCCTGTGGTGACGCTGGATATGTCGAGAGGAACAATCGTGCGGTTAGCTGGACCGCTCGTAACGACGCCTGATACAACCATACTACTCCCACAGCTTGTCGTATCTCCCCCTGTCGATTGCGTAATATTGAGGGTGGTAGTTCCAGATGCAGTGATCGCTGCAAGATATGTTGGGTTCCCGCCCGCACTAAAGACATTTAGCCACCGTGGCGAGTTCGGTGGGATGATCAAATTCGAGGTAGTCGCAGTCGTGCCCGAACCGACACCAGTAGCTATATAAGCTGCTGCTGATCCAGTATTACAAATTTCCACAATCGGATAGGTAGTCACAGGCAACGAGCTCGGTAGTGCGACGTTGGCTGATGACGTGGTGACGTTAAGTGGCACAGTGACAGTACCCAGGCGCGAAATAGGTGGCGACTGCCCCCAAGCCGGCACGGCCGCTGCCATACCCAACGTGATCAGAAAAGCAAGCCGGCGCATTGTGTGCCTCGCTTTCGTGGATGTTACAACTAGATCGGCTATCATGATATTTCGTTGATCCGCCGCTTAATTTCATCTTGCCCCAACACCAACCATGATGGGTCGTTGAACACGTGAACAGCAAAAGCAGCTCTAGCATTATCCAAATTCGGCGCTGCTGACTTACAACAAGGCCAAAGGATAGCCAGATCGATGTGACGGTTGTGTGCATACCATTGACCCATCACCCACTTAATAAATGTCCTGATCATGGTGTAGGCTCCGCATGCCCTTCAATAGTTCTGTTGGCTATAGCCTGTTCCCGGCTCCATACCGGCTCAATGACTATTACAGGAGGAAGCTGCCCATTGATACTAGCAGGATCAAACCCACCTGATCCCACAGTAGGCTTCCACATCTCAGGCTGCCTGAACTCCAACCACCTAAAGCCCGCATTCACATCAGGAGCGTAGTGTTCCGTATAAGTTGCGCGCTTGACTGTATCGGTCTTCGGATTGTACCAAAGCTTTTCAGCTGTGTGAGAGTATCCTACAGCCCGATGATACATCTGCCGCGCAACAAATGCATCAGCCTTAGCCCCCCCATTGTCATAAGCCTCACGTAGGCTCTCGTACCTGTCCAACCATGCTGTAAAGTTGTCCACACTCACTTTTATAGCTGCGGCGATACGAAAATCACTTGCACCTAGCAACCGCAGATTATACACAGTGTTGTCAATGCCGGGATGATACTTAGATGGTCGTCCATTAAGGCCTCCCGCGTGCTTAGGCTTTGCAGCAACAGGCAAAACTTTTCGCTCCATCACACGGGCATCCGCATCAGGCCGGCCAACTGCAGCTCTGCATCTGACAACGCTTCAAGTCGCATACCCTGCGCGAGAACTATAAGCTTAGGAGGATAGCCTTCCCAAATCGACATTGTTGTCTTCTCCATACCTTTGTTTTTGTAGTGTAACCAGACTCAAACACAGCAGCCAATGATGATAGACTGATAACCATCAGGATACACCACCCAATAATCACCAACGATTGGTGTGTATCTGGCCGTCATGCCGGGCAGAAACTCACGAAGCACGGCAGTCCCATCCGCTTCCTGCACATAGCATCCGTATTCGACCACCTCAGTGATCTTCCCAACCTTTGTAGAAGGGCGATTGATCGACATTGTTGTCTTCTCCATACCTTTGTTTTTGTAGTGTCATTTCCAGGATATCCGCAGCATCTGACAGATAGTCCATCGCTGTACTAATAAAGCCAGTGACCGCTTTTTGTGGAATACCTGATGTTGCGCGCATAGCGCCGGCTGCTTCCACAAGACTAGGTAAACACCTTTTAATAATAAGCAAAGCGTAGTCCATCCGCTCAGCGTCGGTGACGGCTGTTGATTCTGGTAAATCAACAGACGGCTTAGGCACCACCCGCTGTTTATGTGCGTGCTGTGATCCGAATAATGCTAACTTTAGAAAGCCGATCATTGAGTGACCTCTACCACCTCTAGCGCAACACCCTCTCTCAGTATGTTGACTAGCAGTGACCCGTCGCGTTGCGGCAGGAACACGTCTGCATGTTGCGCGATCCCATTTGCCAATGCCACATTGAACGCCCGCTCGTTCTCGTTGAACAGTGGAGCCGCCATGTAGGCGTTGATAGTATTCCCAACCTTTGCGTTGCTCATAGGACAAATACCATCATCATGCTTCTGAACCAGCAGCGTTCGTATTCGCAGGATTATCCGGTTCTTTGGCCTCCATTCTAGCGACTTCCCTAACCACGATTTCAGAGCCTTCCCAAACATAGTAACTGTGGTTAGTGTACGATTTAAGGTCGGTGTTGAGCACGACCTCACCATACGATGTCCCTTCGGACAATATGCTAGTGCTGCGGCGCACCACTACGATGATGCGACGGTCGTCCGCCACATGCGGAATGGAAATGTGAACTGTGGTAGTCATGGGATATTACCTTTCGCTTTGCATCAGCAAGAGGTATTATACCGGCGCCACATCTGCAATGTCAAATTCTACTTCAACCTCATTACTCATGACATGCATCAGCAACTTAACACGATCGCCGTCGCGCCAGCTGCATATGCCTTCACGATTTACTAAGTGTCCTCGCTTAACAACCGCAGTGCATCCAATATTTACTAAGCGCTTTGCGCCAGGTACCGGAATACTGTGTTGAATCAGCGATTCTACAAACTTGGTATCTATCGCTTGTGGACGTCCGGGGGCATAACAAAGCACACGCCGAACTCCGTAAGTGTGCATAATCGGCTGCCATGGATCAACCAATACATCAAATATAACGAAGATGTAGTTCTGGAAAAGTGGTTTGTACCGCGGACGTTGCCGCTTTATCAGCCTTAGCTCAACAGGAACTACTACGTCAAATCCTTGTCGTAATATATTGATATTAGCGTCGAACTCCTTGCCTCCGTAAGTATGCACGACATACCAGAGGCGTGCCATCTTCGTGTTACTTTAAGCAAAGACTGATGGAGTACGAAGCCACTGAGTTGTTCCCACGGCTACCGCATTGCGACTACCGAGATCGGAGCGCCTGCCACGGTCGTATGATCTGGGCAGTATATATGGCGTGGTAGTTGCCGCGCGTCAAGCCTGGTGGGCTTGATCCCAATTTGTTCTCTAGTTGTTCACAATACGTTCATGATTAAATGCCAGTACGACTGGCAGTACGACTGGCAGTATGGCTAGCGCCATGTCGATCAGGTCAAAGCTGACCAGGACAAAAAAAGACCGTCTGCTAATCGTAATGCTTAGCAGACGGTCAGGTTCCCGAAACAGGCTGCAAGCACACATTTCAGGCCACTAGCCAATGTATAATTGCATGGCCCTGGCGCCATGTCAACCGTTTTTTTTTGGGGGGTTGACAAAAAATTTCCCGCCCGGTATATACCATGATGCAGGCACATTATGTTGGCCATATCGCTTCGCACGAGGAAAACTCCGGTAAACAAAGCCGGCACTCGTGCCCGCCCGACACAGTGCTTATGCAGATTACAAGCTGATAGGGTAGAGCTGCGTCCGTAATGGGCAAAAAGCACTCGATCAGCAGGCCGGCTCTGTGATAAACCACAGCCGGGACAGCGCCAGGATTGCTGCAATAGTCTCTGGCGCGAACTGTCACTTATCATGATGATGAAGGCCGAGGTAGCGTATTCCATATTATATGCAATAACGACGGGCGACTAGGAGAGACCCCGCCCGGTGAAAGCCTCGATTGCAGTATGCTCCATAGGGTTTTAGTTACCTATAGATCGTATTTTTCCCTTAGTCCGGGAAAGGTATGCTTATCCACTGGATATCACCTTATAATCGTAACCAGTAGTCTATGCGATCAATATGCATCTACGCTTCGGGCTATCGCCCTCGCTTGATACATATTGATCGGACATGGCCTTTCAGGCCATGCGAGCCTTTCACAAGATTACTAAAAAATTATGTGGATAAGATGATGTGGATGCTTAGTAGGCAAGCGAAGCGAAGCCGTAGCTAAGCATCCGCGTCATCCCGCAAAGCGGACTGTACTACTACCACTGGATAGGAATATCCCTACAGAAGTTGTATGCCAGAGTTCTGTGCGCGCGATACTATGTATCGGCATCGTGCTATCACTTAGGTCGTGATTTACGCGCGATTGGTATATACACTATTATGGTAAGTATCGCGGAGGTTATGATGCCCCACATAAATCACTATACAGATGAAGAAAGAATCAATTGGCTTGCTCAGGTAGCAATGACCAGTCGTACTGGAGTCACTATTGAATACTTAGTAGACATGGAAGGTGAAAGTAAGCGCTTTCGCGTTGACAGCTTCCACTCAATAGGTCCTATGTTTCCGGACATCAGAGCCGCAATAGATTATGCAATGTTTCTTAGCAAAAGAATGATAGGATGATGGTAATGCTGGATGATGCCGAAGCTGCGAAAATAGTGGCGCAAATCCTGACCAATCACGGGTTTCCCGTCTATTGCCCGGACCAATTTGTTCTGGACGTTCCAGATCGCGAACTCTGGAATGCCTGTGTTGAGATCGTGCGGAAATTGCGTGAGCATTACATCGGCCCGGTGATCCCCTATGGCCAGTGATCATGTCGTCTATCGCGTAAGCGCCGCGCATGCATACGACAACTGGCGATACGACTTTGACTCGCTCGCGGATGCACTAGTGATGGTCCAAGGTGACACGTCTACCAGCATCCACGACCTCACTGCATTCGTCAATGGCCGGATCAAGAGTCGGCATGGCATCTGGCGAGGTGGTAAGCGATATGAAAGTATTATGGAGGCAATCAGCGGTTCCGTCGCTGCTCCCTTGTGCGCTATGCATATTCCGACACCCCCCAACGAGGAGTAAGAAAGTGAGCGAGGAAACCCCAACCCGAGACGACCAACTGACTCTGCTGCTTGATCTGATCCAGGCTGCCGCGCCCCTTCTCGACAGGGCGTCCGGCATCGCCAACAGCCTTTCGGTTCAGAAACCGGACGATGTATTGTTGATGGGCGTTGACAGCTCCCTGGAGATATCCTGCCGCGAGCTGCAACACTACATCGGCAAGTTGCACCTTGATCGCGGCCTCGACCCCGGCCGTCGCGCCCAGACGAACTATTTCGTGGTGCGCCGTCCATCAGCGTGGTCGGATGAGGAACTCAGACAGTTCTCCTTGCAATGGAGGCAGATGAGGGAACGGTCACATGCCCGCTTCATTGCAGTGAACGATGCGCTATCCGACGATGCAGACGGCGACTCTATGCGCCACTGCCAAAATGCACTCAGGCGCTGCTATCACGTGCTGCGGTCGCTGAAGTCATCACGCACTCGCTTAGAACCGATGCACCCGTATTGGGGCAATATCGGAGACGGCGGCAGGGCTCTGGCGGAAGCCAAAGCGTGTCTGCTGGAACTCGGGATGGACGACGCTGATATCGACGACGCAGCGGCGGAAGGACGGGGAGACACGCCGATTGGAGCAGGTGTGTCTGACAACGAAGGGGTGTTGCTATGAAACACGATCATGCACAGATTCAAACCACCCGGACGCGGGCATACTACCTGAACACGCTGTTGGCATGGCGGGACGGCTTGCTCAAACAGCGCCGTTCCCTTATGGCCCGATATGCTTCGATGAAAAAGACGGGCCACCCTGATAAACGCGACCAGGGATACCTTTTGGAGATCAACGGCGTCGCTCTGATGAATATCAATATCGCTCTGCGACCGCTCGGTGCTGCTGTCGAACGCCAGAAGGATGATCCTCCAGCTGCTGTGGAGGGGGACGCGGTACCGTGATAATCTACCTGGTCTGCTGGCACATCGCTTGTGCTCCGGTCACGCCAAGCCCGGAGCGCGTCGCGTTGCTGATGGAGAGCCACCCTGGCGCGACGGTGCAGACGTTCATGAGTGTGACAGATGCTGAAGCTTATAGTAAGGAGGTGATAAAATGCGCAAACGTGTTAACGATCCGATGGACACACCGCTGCCATGTGAAGTGATTTGCGGGCCGATCCGGTTCAGTAAGGGCGTAAGACTTCGGACGCTTGTTGAAGCGGCCGAACGGTGGCGCAATATCGCGCAAAACCATATAATGTGTTGCCATGACAGCGACGGCAGTAGGGCGGCATTGGATGCGTTCAAGACAGCAATGACAAAGTACCCTGATGTCGATGGCGCGTATGCTCTCGGCGTTGCAGTAGGCTTAGCTTACTGCAACGCCGCCGCGAACGATGGCATGGGCGATAACCCGTTTCCTCCCGGTATGGATGCCGACCGCTGGCAGGAAGGGTTTAACCATGGCGTTGAGATTTGGGAGGAGAGCAACTGATGAACTTCAACAGTGTCCCCAACACCGACGTGAAACTTGCGGCGATGATCCATCATCCGGCTTCTTAGTTGATGCTAAGTAAGGATAATACACAATGGTTGAGTCAAACGAATATGTTGTGCTGGTATGCGGCGGGTTGCTGTTTGACAACTCAACGCGGCTGTTCTCTATGTTAGACCTCACGCATGGCAAAAGACCGATCACACTCTTAGTACATGGAGGAGAGGCAGGTACCGACGCGATAGCTGATAAATGGGCTAATCGCCATAATGTAGCTACTTCTGTACACACTCCAGACTGGGCGACATATGATAAAGACGCGCGGCGTGTACGAAACAGTCAGTTATTGCGAGTAACTATGGCCGATCTGGTTATAATCACTCCAGACCCCACACACAGTACAACAAAGCTGGTCGAGCTCGCTAATAGATTTGGTGTGCCTCTGAGACATACCATGAACTGTGATCATCATGTTCGGTATCTCTACCAAATCCAATATCCTCATAAGGGACGCTTACGGACAGAAACACGGTGCAGGTTATGTCAATCTAACAAATCAAGAAAACGAAGGGAAGCTTTACATTGCTCAGCCTTGCATGACTCACTGATCGGTATATAAAAAGTGACGTGGCGAGGAGAAAGATCAGTGAATAGCTTTGACATCCATTGGTATGACTCCGGTGGCCAGTATCATCTATGGAAACTAGCTGTGCCAGAAGATCAGACATGGGTGGAGATAGTTCGATGCGCTAATGACAAAGGCTTAAACGCCCGTGTCATTTGGCGGTACTTAACTACTGCTTAGTAATAAGGTTGTAATGTATATAATAGGTAGAGCCGCAAGTTATGGTTAACAAGGCTGAGTACGTCAAGCAACAGACCACGACAGGTAATCACACCTGCCACTGGCCTAAGTGCGGCCAGCAAGTACCGCCGGCCATGTGGGGATGTAAGGAACACTGGTTTATGTTACCGAAGCGTCTTCGTGATGATATCTGGCGTAATTACCGACCTGGGCAAGAAACTGATAAACGCCCCTCCGCAGAATACCTACGTGTGGCGCGTGAGGTTCAGAAGTGGATTGCTAAAAAGGATCTAACATAAATGGGTGATATCATCATTCAGCGACAGCAAGAGGCGCAGGAGTACCACAACTCTGCGACTGCGGCTAATAAACTGATGCTATGGGTGGTGTACGATCACCCGTCAGATTATCCTCAATATTACGCGGCTCGTCCATGGACTCATGATAACAAAGGAAACTACAGAAAGTGCGACATAGTAATATTAGCAAGCACTATCAACAGTGTTCGTAATCTACTTCCGCACGGGCTGTTTCGGATAGATAAGCAGATAAACGACCCACATCCTATAGTCGAGATTTGGCTGTAGGGTGCCCGATCACGAAAATGTTACCACTTGCCTATGGAGTGTCCAGGCAAGTCTGATGTATATATACCTCCTAATAGAACAAAATGAGGACCTTTACTAAAATGTCACACGTAAATACTAATCAGATCAATGCGATGCCCTACCCAGTTAAAGAAGCATCGCGTCCGAGCCGTCAACGCCGCCTTGGCGCAACCGTCACCACCGCCGAAGTCATCCGCCGGTTGAGCATAACGCGTAGATCACTGTTGATCTGGCGTGATGGCTCTCCGCAGCGCAAGCCGCTCACGGCCAATGTCGCTCGGTACGGCAAGACTACTAGAGTACGGTTTGATGAGGTAGCTTTGGTGAATTGGCTTAACCAGTACAGACCCGATTTGGTGCACAGATGGCTATACGACTAACAGTTCGCGATGCGCTGATCAACCGTATGGATGACGGCGAGCTTCGTAATCTCTACATGCTACTAAGCATGCGGTTTGATAAACCGCGAGCCACGACTACTCATGATTTCAGCGCAGATGAGACAATAAGCTGGGCTGTGATCGTGCAGGTGCTAAAAGGTCGTGGCGTCTCCAACATCCCACCACTTAACGTCTTCGCTACATCGTATGGTATTAAGCGGTGCCGAGACGCTTTGGCGGCTATGGACAACTTCATTCGTAGTGGGTGTGGGGCTGATCTGACGCGCATTGAGCACCAAGCCGTGCTTAGACTGGTGTTTAATTGTATGTGTGATTATCTGGATCAGCGTAGCCGGCCACTCGCACCACGCACCTTACTAGATAGTATCAGTATGGTGCCTACTGTGATAAACCGGGCGCTCCCTGGTTACCATGCCTCTAAGCTGCTAAACCGGGTTGTCCGTATTGCCCAAGCAGCTTAAAAACCACCACCGGTACATAGCCGTGTGCCGGTGGGGGTATATAACGTGACATGGATCACTTTCCAATTGGCAATCTAAGGGCAAAACAGAATGAATAGGCTTGTGTTTCCTCCGCTGCGTAAGCGCGGCTTTATGGAGTGGAGTGGTTCTTGTGCTATACTAGAAGGTGACGTACGGGAAACTTTGCAGCGGTTACCAGATAAGTCTGTGCACTGTGTCATAACATCGCCACCTTATTTCAAACTTAGGGACTACGAAACTGGTACTTGGGAAGGAGGCGACCCATCATGCGACCACGTCATCAGTAAGCGGATGCAGATCGGGGTACCTCCACTTGTCGCTACCACTGCACCCCATATAGCCAATGAACACATCTACAAGATAAAAGCCGTTGGAGTCTGTCCTAGGTGTGGTGCGACCTGCGATGATCGCCAGATTGGCGCTGAGAATACTGTAGATACTTACGTAAAGGTTATGGTCGGTGTCATGCGTGAAGTGCGTCGTGTTTTGAGGGACGATGGTACGCTATGGCTAAACATTGGTGATTCATTTGCGACTAGCACCTCAGCGAAACCGAAACGCCGCGTGTTAGAGAATCACGAAAAGCCGTCTTTTGTGTTTAAGCCAAAAGATAAACACTTAGTACCGTTCCGTCTTGCTATAGCATTGCAAGAAGATGGATGGTGGGTACGACAAGACAACATTTGGGCTAAGCCTAGGCCGGCGCCAGATAGTGTTACTGATCGCACTACATGTGCTCATGAGTATGTGTTTCATCTTACTAAATCCCAAATATACTACTACGATCAGGAATCAATCCGTGATGAAGTAAAACCTGGGTGGTACACAGGTAAAGTAACAGTTCCATCTGATTTCACTAAGGGGCCACTTGCCGGTAAGCGCGGGCAAAGCATGCGACGATACGAAGAATTAAAAGGGGCCAATCGTCGGGATGTATGGGAAATTCCACTCGAGCCTTATCTAGGAGATCATCAAGCAGTATTTCCCCAAGCACTACCGACATTATGTCTGCTTGCTGGTACTAGCGAGCGTGGGTGCTGTGCTCAGTGCGGTGATCCGTGGATAAGGGTAATAGAGCGGTCGTCTCCAGCTATCAAAAATGATAGACGAAAAGGTCCTCAGACAGGATGGGCTCCTAGTTGCAAATGCAACGCTGGCGATCCTGTACCGTGTATCGTGCTTGATCCGTTCGGTGGGCATGGTACTACTGCTCTAGCAGCTGGACTACGCGCCCGCAACAGTATCATGTGTGAGCTTAATGCGACTTATGCTAAGTCTATCAAAAACCGATTAACTCAGCATGAGGTGCAAGTTACTGAGTTAATTATCAAGAAGCAACCACGCAAAACAGTCTGAAGGGATTCATGATATGCCGAACAAACTAAAGTTTCCCGTACTCACAAAAGGCCACATAGGAGAAACTGCGATATTGATTAGCAGTGGTAAAGAAGGTACCGATCACTGCGTACAGGTCACTACTCGATGTGACTGCCAATCATGTGTAACCAACAATGCAATATCTATGGCACGTCTTGCTATAGATTTTTCGACATTAGCCGGATGTGATTTACAAGAGGTCATAGACGCAGCGCGAGTGATGTTCATATCGGGATACGACTCCAGTAGTCTAATAGATAACACAGGATCAATAACCAAGCACTAAGGATCGTGTTATGGAGCGTCGGCAGATACCAAACCATACTCTGTTTCCGGAAACTACAACATCACCATTACCTGTGATGCCACCGCTTAAGCTGGCCGAAGCCATGGAGAGTTACGCATCCATGCATACTAGTTGGATGTTTGCGATCTACATGCGCGATGCTGCCGCCACTATCCGCAATCTGGTACATCAACTGGGGCACCGAAAATGAGCAACGAGTCCGACAGCAATAATAACCCAGTCATTGCACGACTGGCAGCAATAAAAACTCCGGTGCGTATCAGCTACTTGCCAGTCGATAGCCGAGGGTACCCTACCCCTAAATTTGTCGATTTGGTCAATGGACGCCCTGAGTTTCGGGTCATGAACACCGAATACTTAGCAAAGTGTGTCACTAAAAAACAGTGTTGGGTGTGTGGCAAACCACTAGGTAGATACATGACTTTCGTAGTAGGTCCTATGTGTATTATCACTCGTACATCATCAGAGCCGCCATCGCACCTGGAATGTGGGCGATACAGTGCTCAAGCATGTCCATTTCTCAGTGATCCTAAAAGAGAACGGGTAGTAGAAGGAATGCCTGATGGGGCTGTACAAGCCGGCATTGGCATTAAACGCAACCCAGGCGTGGTCTGTTTGTGGACAGTATCAGCCTATAAAGTGTGGCGACCTGAAGTAGATAGAGGTGTTTTATTCCGCATGAGCGAACCGTCATCTGTTGAATGGTTTGCAAGAGGAAGGCCCGCGACTTATCAGGAGGTTGATTATGCTATGCTGTCCGGATTGCCTTTGCTACTGGAATTAGCGAATAAAGATGGTAAGGATGCTGTCCGTGATCTTGAACATTTATATAAACTTGCCAGACAATACATGCCACACGAACCAGAGTGATCTGCTGTGGCTATTATTGACGTACGGCAGCTGTTTGATACTATTGATGTGCAGTGGCGCGATCGAGGTAAGAACACATCCCGTAACAACATAACAATTAACTGCCCGTTCTGTGGATCGAGTGACTACAGCGGACATCTCAAGGTGTCCGAAGAAAAAGAAGCCTACTATTGTCTAAGAGACGACAGACACGCGGGCACCAGCATAATCAGACTGTTAACCGAAATGGGTATCAGTCGAGATCATGCAATCGTACTTCGTAACAGTTGTGTATTGGCAGGAAGCCGCCGTACTGCAAGCTCTACGCAGGCTGAGAAGCAACGCGTATTGATTACAGCTGAGTGGAACAAGTTTAGCGCGGCGTCAGACAACTCCAGGATGGTCGATTACCTCAAGCACCGTCGGGGGTTCGACAACGCTTATGATACCATCCGGCGTTACGATCTAAGATACGCCTTGAGAGGCGAGTGGGCATGGCGTTTATTATTCCCACTGCCTGAACAACATGCAGTCGAAGCATGGACCGGGAGGGATATTTCTGACACACTTGAACCTAAGTACAGAATGAGTAAGGAGTCTGGCGATGGTATGATTTATCTCCCGCGCGGCCCACGTAGTACTATGGTGATAGTTGAAGGTCCTATGGATGCACTTAAGATAGTAGATGCAACCGAGCACGATGATGTTTCAGCTATAGCCTTACTTGGCAAGGCTATAAATGATCCTAAGAGACAACGCATAATGGACCTCTGTAATGAAGTTAGTAGAGTAATAGTAGCACTAGATAATGACGCATCACTGAATAGTAACAGACGAGTAGTTACTCTTCTTCGTAGTTTGTTGCGTGATAGAGAAATAATCAAACGCAGACTGCCGAAAGGCTACAAAGATGCCGGCGAAGCTCCATTCAATGTTTTAAGGGAATGGGTCCGTTAGGTACCAAAAAATCCTCCCATTGACATGCGGGAAAATGGTATATATACTTTTATTTTCCGATGGGAAAGTGGGAGAAAATCATGGGAAATCAACGACGTAAATGCATTGGGGGAGGGCAACCCCGCCGCACGATCATCGTTACTAAGGGAGGGGGGCAACCACGAAAGCAAATCAAATGGCGACCTCAATGGACTGGTCCATATGAGAACTACGCGCGTCATTGGGTGCGCAAACAGTACTGGCGTGTCCGCCATGTATGTCCTACTCGGGATGATGCTATATCTGAATGTGCGTTGGTGTATGCAAAATGCGTTGATCGATACATCAATAACTCTGAACAAAACGCTAAGGAAGGTTACGGTGTGGTTAACAACCATGCATGGTTCATGGCCCTGTTCAAGCAGTCGATTTACTACCGTTGGATCAGACTGCAATGGAATGATGAGGCAATGAGATCAATCGAGAGCGATACTCATGTCGAGGACCTGTTAAGTAACCTTACGCCAACACCTTATCAAAACGAGTCTGGCTGGCGGCGGTCGAGGGAACTTGAAGCATCGGATGTACAGTATCCTGACGGAGTACTGAACTGTGCTATCCAGGAATCTACCAATGCTGTCCAATGTGTGCTGGCTCGCCTGCTGGAGGCCCCTCAAGAGGTTGTGAGCTATCTGATCGGGGGGAGTGACAGTTCCGTGCTGTCCGCCCCAGCAACCCGAACGAAGGTAAATAACGCTTTAATGCGCTGGTGTAATATCCGGACCAATGAGGATATCATCAGCGCGATCAAAGAAATCGTGGGAGGTGATTAAATCCCTCTTGCGACCTGTTGCAATCGATGTATATATCCCGTTGCCCAGGCAATAGTGCTTATGGGGGCAACAACAAGGATCGCATCAATGGCCAGAAAAGCCGCACCGGCACCAGAGCCGGAGGATATCAGCACGCTCCATGACGAGCTGCTGGCGTCAGTGCAGGAGCATACTGAGTTTCCTGATCGGGAGCCTGACGAGTCTGCGAACGATTACCTCGCCCGCATACACAAAGCGGTCGGCGAGATACCGAGTGAAGCATGGGACGTCCTGAGTGACGAAGCCCAAACCTGGTACAACGACAGCCTGGAGCTGGTCGCAGCCGAAAAAGCTGCGTTGCCGCTTGATGGAGTCGAGCCGGACCCGGCGCCCCCAGCAAAAGGTAAGCGACGCCCCGCTGTCGCCAAGCCTGATCCGGAACCGGAACCGGATGATGAAATACTGGATGAAGACCCGGAGGAAGACCCGGAGGAAGCACCGAAAGCTACAGCGAGAGCCAAAACTACAGCGAGAGCTACACCGGCCGCACCGGCCAAAGCTGCACCGGCCAAAACTACAGCGAGAGCTGCACCGGCCGCACCGGCCAAAACTACAGCGAGAGCTACACCGGCCGCACCGGCCAAAGCGACAGCGAGAGCTGCACCGGCTGCACCGGCACGAAAGCAAGTCGCGCCTGCTCAACCGTCGAGTGACTCGGCAATCGGCGCGCTTCGCTCTTTCTTGATCGACGATCCCAAAGCCACGTTCGAGGAAATGATTACTTACCTCTCGGGCGAGGGTTTTGAGATGAACCAGTCAACGGCCAGAACTGCCCGCTACTGGGTGACATCAACTATCAACGCGGTGAAGGAAGCAGGCCACTGGAAGAACTAATCTGACACAACTACTTATTAAAGCCGGCAGTGGTGTAACACACCTTGCCGGCTTTTCTATGTAAGATACATCATCATTAAGCGATGGCAACTCGCCCTCGTGGTATACAATAATGATGATGATCAGAGGGGCCATCTATGCAAATAGACATGAAGTTACTTAGCGAAGATGATTTCAAATCACTCGAGGACACCTTCATGCGCGCGATAGTGCGCGCGTTCAGAGTACTGGCGAGAGAGGGGCTAATCCGACGCCCCGATGATGCTGGTACGGTCCAGCAAGCACCGTCCCCACCGCCGCCCCCAATCCCCATCAAT